AGGCTAAAGCTAGTGCACAATCACAAATCGACAATTATCAGGAAAACCAAAAAAATTTAATTAGACAAACAAGAACTCATCTTCTTACTGAAACAGATTGGTCTATTTTACCTGATAGTCCATTAAGTGCAGAAGATGTTACAAAAATGAAAACTTGGAGGCAAGAATTAAGAGATTTACCATCTATTGCAGATGTTGATGATACAGTTTATCCTGCTTGTCCTGTTGCATCAGTAGCATCAACAATTCATGTGCCTACATTTGTAAAAGAAGGTACAGCTTAGTTTATGTCTGATCCAGATAGTTTTGAACCACAAACATATGCTGTTCCATTACAACAAGTAGAAATGGAAATAGCTCATACTATGAAGTTTAATCATGAGTATGAAGTTAATTTTTCAGTATTAAGTAAGGAAAAAGATTTTTTAGATGCTTTAATGGAAATAGATTCATCTGAGTTAGGTGATCAAATAAAAGCATTAATAGAATCTCAAGATAGACAATACACAGTAGAATAGTGTAGATTGTCTATATTAGGAGTAATGTAGACAATGGCATTTGGTTTTACAACATATTCAGAAACATCTTATGGTGAATCATCCACTACACAAACTGTTAATTTAGTATTAACAGGAGTACAAGCAAGTGGTGCTATAGGTTCTGTTTTTGTCACATCCCCTGAACTTGTAGAATTAACAGGCGTTCAATCAACTACAGCAATAGGTCAAGTTGTTGGACTTGCGGGTTTTGCTAATGCTAAACCTCGTGGAAACGAAACATTTACTACAACTGTAGATGATCCAGGTTCAGGAAATGTTTATTATATAAATAAATTTGCCCAAACAATGCCTACTGCATTGCACTCAGGATTTACTTATATTTTTGATCAAGCTGCTACAAGTAATGCAAGTGGAACAGGACATAGATTAAGATTAAGCACTACACCAGATGGAACACATGGCGGAGGAACAGAATATACTACAGGTGTAACTGTTAGCGGAACTCTTGGTGTAGACGCTAAAACCACAATAGTAGTAACTGATTCAACGCCATCAACATTATATACATATTGTGAAAACCATAGTGGTATGGGTTTTGAATTAAGTATTGGAGCAAATGTAGAAATACTCTCTACTACAGCAGTAGGAAGTCCTGAAATTATTCCTGAAGCAAAAATTTTCCCTGCTGGTGTAGAAGCTACAGGACAAATTGGAAATGTTAGTGTATCATTAAGTGCTGTTGCTACTGTAACAGGCGTAGAAGGAACTTTATATACTACTACAGTTTTAATATGGAGTGTGGTAGATACTAATCAGAATCCAAATTGGACTGAAATAGCAGCGTAAAAAGGAATAAAAAATGGCTACATATACTAATTTAGGAATTAAAAAAATTGCACAAGGTGATGAAGCTGGTACATGGGGTACAAGCAGTAATACAAATTTCGATATTATAGACGAATCACTTCATTACAATTCATTTAATTTTACTTTAGATGCAGATAAAACATTAACTGTAACAGATGGTGTTACAGGAAGTAGTGGTTCTCCAAGCGGAAGAGAACAGGTATTAGAATTTAAAGATACAGGAACTGTATTATCAACAACTAGAAGTGTTATTATACAACCATCTGTTTTAACTAAAATGTGGTTATTTAAAAATTCTACAGCACAAACATTAAGATTTAAAATGAGTTCAGGTGACTCAGGTATTTTAGTTGCTAGTGGAAAAGATGCTCTTTTATATTCAGATGGAACAGGTGTTATGAAACAATCTGAATCTGCTTCACCTGGTGTTACAACAGTTACAGGAACTTCAGGTCAAACAACAGCTTCACCAACATCAGGGGATGTTATTGTTGGCTTAGATAATGGTGTAATGAGAACAGTTGCTAGCGGTAATGCCTCTACAGGAACTACAACAAATAATTTTTATACATCAACAAACTATTCTACATATAATTTTCAAGGTTCTTTGCAAATAGGAACATCATCTGCTGAAAATATATCAATACAACCTATTAATACATCAGGTGCTACAGGTGTTGGTAGTTTTTATGTATCTGGATATCAAGTAGATATATCAGATTCTTTTTCTTCATTTACAGGAGATATGGCTATTATTGGAAATGGTTTAAATACTGTATGGACATTACCTATGTCAAATGTGGGATCAAACAATCAAATAGATGTTTGGTGGAATATAAATTTATATAGAGATGCTTCTTATCAATCAGGAAATGGATATCCTTATTATGGAGATGGAAAGCTTATATCAAGGTCTGGTTTGAATGATAATTATTCAAAAATAGTAAATTTTACAATGGGTGCAGCTAATAGTGGTGGTTGGAGTACTTTTGGAGGATTTAAATTTACAACAACATCTAATGTCACATCAGGACATTATATAATTAAAGCTAATACATACTAGGAGATTAATACATGGCTAAAGTAACTGTTTCAGAAGTAGATAAAAAAGTTGCCGTAATTGAACAACAGTTAGTTGACCATGTAAAATCATGTGAACAATTAGCGGAGGAAACATTAGAAAGAGTTAAAAGATTAGAATATTTTATTATAGCTACTCTTTTATCAGTAGTTGGCGGAACTGTATTAGTAGTAGTTCAACTTATTACAAGAAGTTTAAATTAGGAGATAATATGTTAAACAAAATAATAGAAACAATAAAATCAAACGCATGTACATTAACTGAGTGGACAAAAGAACCTCATATAGCTTTAGGCGTTTCATGGTTACTTTTAGGTATAGGGTATTTTATGTCTTCAATTACCTTGTTTATTTTAGCTATAGGCTTAGGTGCATACGGATTATATTTAATATCTAAGGGGTAATTATGCTATCACTTTTCGGCAGTTTGCTCGGTTTTGGAACTTCTTTTCTCCCTTCAATTCTTTCATTTTTAGAACAAGGACAGAAAAATCGTCATCAATTAAAATTATTAGATGCGCAGGCAAAGCACGCTGAAGTTCTTAGTAAACTAAAAGTAGAAGAACTTGATGCACAAGCCGATGTATCTGAAGCTGAGAATATATATAAACATGCAACTGAACTAGCTAAAGCTAATAAATCATCTTTTGTGTCTGCTTTACAAGCTTCTGTTAGACCTGTAATTACTTATTTTTTCTTTGTAGTATTTGGTCTTATTAAGGGATTAGCTGTTTATGTAGCCATACAAGAAGGTGACAATGCTTACCAAGCTATATTAAATAGTTGGGATGAAGAATCGAAAATTTTATTTTCAACCATAATTTCGTTCTGGTTTGGGCAAAGGGGTATGAAATCAATAAGAAAGGCAATGAAATAAAATGTCTTATACCGATATAACACCACCGCCAGGATTAAACAAAATAGGTTCTCGTTATACTGCGAAAGGTCAATGGTTTAATGCAAACCTTATGAGATTCTTTAATGGTGTTCCTGAAAAATTAGGAGGTTGGACAAACTGGATAACTCTTTCTACAGGAGCTTTTAATAATTCTAGTGTCCGTTCTTTATATCTTTATAGAGCAAATGATAACACTAGATATACAGGAATAGGAACTACTTCAAGATACGCAATAGTTGAAGGAACTGTACCATCAGATATTACACCTGTTACTGATTTAGTTTTTGGAACAAATCCTGTTGCTTCTACAAATGGTGAAAATACATATACTTTTACAACTACTACACCACATGGATTGTCATCAGGAGATTTAGTTAAAATAAAAAGCCTTACAGGAACTATAGGTGGTCAAAATTTAACTTATTTTAATGCTGATACAACTGATTCTTTTAGTGCTATGGAAGTTACATCAACACCGTCAACAACAACTTTTTTGTTAACAGGAAATGTAACTGCTAATGCTACAGCAACAGGTGGCGGAGCTATTGTTACAGGAGAAGCTTATTTAGATGTTGGTTCAAATAGTTATATTGCTGGTACAGGATGGGGTGCAGGTGATTGGGGAGGCCTAATAGATAATACTGCATGGGGTAGTACAGCTGCTTTAGATTATAAAAACCAATTAAGGTTATGGTCTGAGGATAATTTTGGTGATGATTTATTAATAAATCCTAGAGGTGGTCCTATTTATTATTGGGATAAATCTTTAGGGGCTTCAAACAGAGCTGAATTAATATCAACAAAATCTTTATCTTTAAACCCAATATCTGTTTCTGAAATTGCTGATTCAACATTAAATGGAGCTATTAATGATACAGCTACAACAATTGTAGTTGCAGATGCTTCTGAATTTGATACTTATAATGGTTATTTGATTATAGAAGAAGAAGTAATATTTTATTTATCAAGAACAGGAACTACCTTTAGTGGTTGTATTAGAGGAAAAAACAATACTAAAGCTGCATCTCATGATAACGGTGTTACCGTTAAACAATACCAATCAAATGCTCCTTTCTTTTCTTTACAGGTATTAACAAGTGACCAAGATGGCCATTGTATCGCATTTGGCTGTAATCCATATTATGAAGATGAGATTAACCCTATGCATATAAGGTGGTCTGATACAAACAATGCTATGGATTGGACACCTCGTGCTACAAATTCAGCAGGTGGGGTTGATTTAAGTAGTGGTTCAGAAATAGTTGGAGCTTTATCAGGAAGGCAAGAAATATTAAT